GCCCATCACAATCCCTGAAGGATTATGGATCATCATCATGGCGTTTTCTGGCATGCGGATCTCGTCGCCTGCCATGGCGATCAAAGAAGCGGCAGAAGCCGCCACGCCATCAATTTTATCCTGGACCAGGGCGGCAAAATCAGGCGCTCCGCTCGACATATCTCCAGCCGGTGCCAGAGCTGCCGGGGCGTCGGCCTTGGCGGCGTCAAGCTGGGCAGTCATTTCGACTTTCTGGGCCGCGATCATAGCCATGGCGGTATCGCCAGCCGTCTTGGTGGAATCGGCCTTCATTTTGGTAATGAGACCTTCGTGGCCAGGGATGGCCAAGGCGTCGATGCCAGCGATCCTATCAGACTCCATTGCAGCGCCTTCGGCTTGGAGAGTGGTGATGATTTCTGGGTGATTAATGTTGAGGTATTCCATGGTGATTTCAGGCGGGGCTTTCGGGTCGGCCATTACAGGCTCCTTTTTCGTGTCGGGATGACCGACTTTGTTGGTTGGTTTGGGCTTCATCAGCATGTCAGGGACATTTGAATACCCGGACAAGTCAAATTTGTTTTGGATCTCTACCGGGGCCTCGGAGATGTCGGCAAAGCCAAGCTCTACAGCTTCTTCTGCTCCCATCCAAGTCTCGGCATCCATCAATTCGCTGATTTTCTCAGCAGATTGACCGGTTTTTGCGACGTAGGAAGAAACCACGCCCATTTTCAGCTTTTCCAGGGTCTCCGCTCTCTTCAACATATCTTCTGCGGTGCCCATCACAATCCCTGAAGGATTATGGATCATCATCATGGCGTTTTCTGGCATTGGATAGCGTTGTGAATTGCGATCCCGTCAAAAGCGCTGCCACCGGGAGAATTCAGCCGAACAGAAAGCTCTTCAATATCACCGAGAGACTTCATCTCTTTGATGAAAGCACTGGCAGGAACAGCGGATTCGTCAAAGAAAGACGGGCCGATAGCCCCATAAATCATGATCTCTGCCGATTTGCTTTTGGCTTTAAGCTCTATTTGGTACCATTGTCGCATTTCTGACATCAGTCAATATCCCCATCTGCAATTTCAGGAAGCAAAGCAGCGTCCATGATCGTCTCATCTTCGCGCCTCGCATTCTCTTCTTTCACGCGCTGCGGGTGGATCTTGTCCCAATCGTCACCGGTTAGGGCTGCCGCTTCGGTTGCTCTGGTCGAAAACTCTTCATCGACTCGGACCTTGGCGGCCTTAACCTCCCGGAGAGGATCAATCTGTCCCTGTGAAGGCCCAACCCATTCAGAGCCTAGATAGGCCGCCCTAATGGCGGGGTCTCCGGTCAAGAATCCAGGGGCAAAGATCCGGCCTAATGCAACCGCCTCAATCATCCAGTTTTCATAGACCGGTCGGCAAAGTTTATCAGCCAACCATTTCCTTCTAGCCCGGAACATCTTCCACGCTTCCAGCAATGCGGCCCTGCTGGCTGAATAGCTGGCAGAAAAGTGCCCTCGCAGAACCTCAAAAGGCAATTCCTGAGATGTTCCGACAATCTCAAGGATTGCGTGTAAAAACTGCTGAAAGGCGGTGTTTGGCCTTCCAGGGTTTGCCGTTTCAATGCTCTGCCCTGCTCCCAACTCCAGAATCATTCCAGATTCCATTGCTAGCTTGTCAGCGGTTCCGCCGCCCGCCTGAGGCTGTGTTACTGCTCCCTGATTGGACTGACCGCCATCTTCAGTCGTCACAAAAACGGTGTAACAAGCCGACACCACAGCGGCCATTGTCTCGGCCTCCATGTACCTGTCGAGCATTTTCAAGCTCTCAATCACCGGAGCTAGGCTTGGGATTCCCCTGGTCTGGCCCGGTCGAGTCTTGCGGTACAGATGCAGGACGTTGCGCCTGTTGGTGTTCGCTCCGAAAGCTCTAACCTTGATGGTCTTCCGGCTGTTTTTACTGGTGCCGCTACCAGGATGAGACTCAAGAAAATGGTAAGCCACAGGCGCACCGAATTTATCCTTTTCGACGCCGCCCGAAAGTTCTGGCGTGTCGCGCTTACCTTCTGGGTTGGTAACCCGGTCAGCCTCGACAACCTGTAACTTTAAACCGTAAGGAGATCCCTTGATTTTGCGGTTTGGCCTGAGAATGAAATTATCACCGCTCTCAAGCGTCGAACGCATTGCAAGGTCTTGGATCTCGGTAAACGTCAGAGTCCGCTCAATGTCGCAGTCTTGGCTCTCGGACCAAAGACGCCATTCACGCTCCGTCTGCTTTTCCCAAGCGTCCGCATCTTCTGTCGATAATCCTAATTTGTCGCGGTCAATCCTGGCTTGAAGCCGGAGGCCGGTGCCGACAATGTTGTTTACCTTCGTGTGGATTATGCCAGCCGCTAGAGGCTGGTTTCTCACCATATCCTGAGATCTTGCCCGAAGCGTTGGGAGATCCCCATTTGCTGCTGAGTCAGCGTCAACCCCTCTCGGGTTCCATCCTGATAGAGGTCGGCTTGAACGGGATGCTCCGTCATAGCTGCCGTAAGCCAGGAAATCTCTTGCCGCCTTCCTTCTCGCACCCATCACTGGGGAGAAGTAGTTGACCACACTGTCAACAAAGTTTGCGCTTGGCTTACTCGTCACTGTCAAGAGCCACTTTGATTCTTGACGGTTTACTCTTTGGCTTCGGCCTGTTGATCATGTGGGGGTTTTTGATTTTGTCCAGATCCTTGCTGTGGTACAGCACTTTATTCAGACGGATAGAATCCGCTCCGCCTTCAAGGGCTTCAAGCACGAACGGTAAATCTTCTTTACTTGGCATTAACATGGGAAGTTCGCCAACTTGATGCCGATGCTGCCTCTAGACTCGCTATTGACTGCCTTTTGCAGCCTGTCACGCTCTCGGTACATGGCTTCCAAGTCTCCACCTTTCCACGTGCGGGCACCTATCCGGTACTCTTGAGCCCCGGATTGAATTTTATCAATCGCAGTCTCAATACCTGCCAATCGCTCTGCGTTTGTAGCCATAACCCCTTGTAAACTACCGTTGCACACATGTCAACACATTTTACATTTGCAAACTTAGTTTCACCTTCCGACGCCTTCGCTTAAAACCTTCCACCCGCTGGTTTCTTGTTTCGGCGCGTCAAACTTAGGTAGGTTCTGAAAGTTCTGGCTAAACGCTGCTGCGTATGCCAGAGACTCACAGTCTAAGAGATGGTTTGCCCCTTTCTTGACCCACACAACCTGCCCGGACGGCTTTGTTACTCTTTCCTCTGCTACTATCTGCTTGCAGTAGTCATTTGATGCGTCTTCTGGCAAATGCCAGAACCCAATCTGCCCTGGCTCCCACTCTACTTTTCCGTGAACCCACCGCTTCATTTCATCAGAGTCTACATGCCACAATGTCAGGCCTATTTTTACTGCCCTTCCACCTGGTGACACGTCAACAACAGCCGACCTTAAAGGCTTGTCCTGGGCTGCATGGCCTTTTGTGGGGAAAGCAAGGCCTGGATGTCGACGGCAAAAAGCGTAAACCATGTTTACAGGAGTAGCCCTTGTTCCCGGCTTATATCCTGAGTCTACAAAGGCGCGGGAAATAGTAAACCCGCCGTACTCTTTGCTTAGAATTATGCTCAATTCAGACCACGGCTCATTGTACAGGGTTAATCCTTCGATCTCCCCATAATCAATCAACCAGCTCTCAGAGCCATAACCCCACCCACGTATCACCCAATCAATTCTATTTTTATGAATATCTGCGCCCATAGTCAGCCTTTGCACGCCTAACGGCACTTCTCCCAGCTTGTACCCGCCCCGAAGGTTGGCCACCTTCTCCCATGGCGGGGCCTCGCCAGACATTACCCATAACTCTCCGAAGGCGGTATTGACAACAGCCTGGATCTTTCCAGGCTCTCCAGACCTCACGGCGTCCAGGAATGCCTTGGCCCGCTGGCCGAAGGTTCTCCACGGGGAAGCTAGGCCAGAAACCCAAAACGACGCTACGCCGCCGCCTTCCTCCTCATTGTCAGAAATATACTTTCCATTGGCGTTCATCTCCTCCTTATGTTCGTTTCTGACCTCTCCTTGGCAATGCGGGCATTCTACCCATGAGTTTTTCAGAGCTTGCGTTGGGGTGGCTTTCTCTGGCCACTTTAGAATAGAGAACATCGGCACGAAGAACTTTTGACAATGCGGGCAAGGCCATGACCACCTGCTCTGAGTCCCTTGCTCGTAGAGCTTCCAGATGGCCGAAGCACCCTCAATGGTCGGGGTGCTAGTGACGATTATCTTTCCGTTTGGGTAAGTGCTGGTCCTGGCCTCGCTCAACTCTACCGGGTCGCCCTCCCCCCCAACATCGTCTTCCATCCTGTCTCTTTCGTCCAAAAAGACTATACCGGCAGGATGGCTTGATAATTCAGTGGGCGAACCAGCCCAAGCAAAACCAAGACGGATGCCGGATATCATCTTTTCCGCAACCTTAAACGCCTTCCCTTTGGCAACCTTACTCCAAAGATTGGAAGCTGACCGAAGCATGGGGTTCACACGGGTATTACTGACAGATTCAACCAGCTTTTGTGTTGGGCTCACAAAAAGGATTGGGACGGGATCATCATCCAGGCGGTAGCCGAGGTAATTAAAAAGCATCTCGGTCTTGCCCATCTGCGCCCCCATAGCCGCGATGATCCGATGGTATGTTGGATCGCTACAAGCATGCAGGATGGGGGTTATGTAGGGGGTGCGTGATGATCTCCATGGGCCGGGTTCGGCGCTGCCAGGAGGAAGGATGCGGCATTGGTCCGCCCATATGTCTGCTGTCCTGTCCGGGGGCGGCTCAAGGGCAGAAAATGACAAGTCCCATGTGCTTTTCACAGGCCCATCATCTCTTTGAGCTTCGCGGCTGCTGTCGCCCTGATACGTCTTGTTTCTTTGAAAATCAACGATTGTATGGTTGCGGCATTGGTCACGCTGGCCAGGTTGTTCGCCAGCCGACCTCCGAGCCCGTCAAGTTCCGAGGAAATCATGGTCATCACCGCCGCCTGATCCTGCCTGACGCTCTCAAGATCAACTAACTGGCCTGATTCCTTGTCGTACTCCTGCCAAAGACGCAGGGCTTTGACGTGCTCCAGCTCCAAGCGGGCCTCTCCCATGTCGATAGGCTTGCTGGTTAGGCGATCCTCTGTGGGTGGCCTGGGAACCGGGGGAGGATCTGGGGGAGGTGTTGGCGTTCTTGGCTTTGTCTTATCTGCTGGCGACTTCTTGCGCGGCCTGCCACCCTTCCTTCCCGCAGCGGCAGAATGAGACCTGGTTGGATCTTTTAACGTGTCAAGAATGCGGTCTGCTTCCAAAGGGTCAATCATGCCATCAACAAGGCGTATGCGACCGCGCTTTACGGCTTGACCGATATATTGCTTTGTCACCCCACGGCGTCTTGCATATTCAGCGCGAGTGATCATCTCATTTGAGGGTTCCATAGTAAACAACAGTAACTCTTGTTTACTGTTTACCGCAACTCTTGTTTACTATGTTGGCTTTGTTTACCCCGAGATAATTT